TAGTTGGACTAGAACTCACAGAGTCAGAACAGTCCAAACTAGACAGCCTGCTGGCTGAAATTTTGGAAGCCAAACAAGACGAAGTAGTGGAAGAAGTGGCAGTGGTTGAAGACGCAGTGCCAAAGATCACAATCCAAGACCGCCTGCGTGAAAAGGTACGTGAATGTGCAGGTGAAATGGAAGGCATGTTTGACGAGTTTATCACAAGCGGTGCCAAGTTGAATGCTGACTACAAGCCAGTGTCGCTGATGCGTTCGATGAACATTGCTCCGCAAATGGTCAATGACATCAAACAGATCTGGCAACGAAAGCTGGTGGAATTTGAGCAAGCAGTGGATGGTAAAACACCGGATCTAGTGCAGGGCTATGGATTTCTTTCCAAAATACAGTTACGGAACTGTGTAAAGTTCTGTGAACTGGTAATCTCTGACTGCGGTACGTATCAGCAGATTAAAAAAGTCGAACGCAAACCACGTGCAGTCAAAGCAGTGGCACCGGAGAAACGTGCCGCAAAGTTCAAGTGTATTACAGAATTTGCTGAACTCAAACTCAAAGGTCTGCCAGCCGCAAGCCTAGTGGACAAGGCCGAAGCCTGGTTGTATGACACCAAGAAGCGCAAGTTGATCCATCTTGTGGCTGACAGCCTGGTCCAGTCATTTACTGTAAAGTCAAACTCTGTCATTGGTTACAGTACAGTGGAAAGCCAGCAAAAAACTCTGCGCAAGCCCGCAGATGTACTCAAACTGATGAGTGCCGCAGGCAAGCCGGCCGCCAGAAAAATCTACAAAGAGTTGACTACAACAGAAACACCATTCAATGGGCGTGGCACAGAGAACTTGATCATTCTGAAAAGCTGGTAAGTAATGGATGCGATATCCACCCCACTTTCCAGATGAGCACCCTGATGATCCAAGAACATACGTTCCAAACATTGAATTTTACATAACCAACGTTTGTAACCTAGCCTGTCCTCAATGCAACAGATTTAACGATCATGACTTTACAGGCTGGCAACGCTGGAGTGACTACGAAGCACAGTACACTGAATGGTCTAAAAAAATAAGATTGCAACGAGTAACTATACTGGGCGGCGAGCCTTTGCTCAATCCTTCTATATGTGACTGGGTCAAAGGATTGAATCGACTCTGGAACAAACGTGTACAAATTCTTACTAATGGTACACGACTGAATCAGGTACCTGGATTGTATGATGCGATAGCAAGCCACCAACCCGTCAACGATGGAAAAAATTGGATTGGTATCAGTGTACATAATGCTGGCGATTTAGATCTATATTTCGACGAGGTAAGAAAATTCTTACATGGCAAAGTAAAGTTTTTTGATGGCAAGACAAACCCAACAAGAACTTGGAATGCAAATTATGCATTTGTAGATTCAAACGACATACAAGTAAATCTATATCTGCAAGATGATTTTTACCGGTCATCAATACAAAAAAACAATTTGAATCAATTTACTTTGCATCAAAGTAATCCAGTGGTTGCACATAACATATGTGGGTTTGTTAATTTTCAATGTTACCATTTTATTCGTGCCAAGTTGTATAAATGTGGCCCGGTAGCACTTTTCCCAGAGTTTGATCAACAACATCATTTGAATATCTCTGATGAAGATCGGGAATTATTGAATAGTTATAAACCGTTGAATGTAGACGAGTTTGACAACCGTGGTCAACAATTTATCGACGATATTGACAATGTAATTCCGCAATGTAAATTTTGTCCAGACAAAATAGAAAAGAACATCAAGATACACTCATTAAACAAAGCCAAAAATGCAACGAATTCTTTTAACACTGGGCGATAGTTGGCCCGAAGGTGCCGAACTAAACTTTGGCGATAAACGGTATGGTGAGTTGATACAAACTGCACTTGAGTATGACGAGTTTTACAACTACGGATCTGCCGGTGCCAGCAACGAAGACATGATGTATCAACTACAAAGATATATTGCTGAATCTCATGAACCTGGAAATCAAGTTACTGCTGTGTTTTTTTTAACAAACCCTGCTAGAACTGCACACTTTCCCCGATTTTTTAGTTGGGAAGCAGATTTGAATACCAAGATGAAAGAAGTGTACTTACATTTTTACCGTAAAGAACACGAAGTTATGAGATCTAGTACTATAGTAAGTGCATTACAAGCATGTTGCTCAAATCTAGGATTTGATGATTATTATTTTTCTGGATGGGTTCGTTATCCAGCTTGGTTACCTGGCACAAACACTAATAAAATTTGGGCACAAGGCAACGAAACTGCTGCCGACTGGTTTGGGGCAAGCAAGCACAATGGAGAACACCTACTAGATGTAAAAAATAATGCATACATACGTCCTAATTTTGCACATCCAAATCAACTCGGACATGAGTTGATAGCTAATAAACTGATTGGATGGATTTCTCAGACCCGATAAATAAGATGGAACGGAGCTCCACACCATGGCAATTGAAGAACAATCAAGTCTTGACACGCTAAAACAAAATCTCATTGAATATGTGCAGTTACAACTGGCCGCACAGATCATTGATATTGAACTAGATGCAGAACATTACGAAGCCGCATATCAACGAACAATTGGTGTGTACCGACAACGTGCTCAAGGTGCCTATGAAGAAAGTTACACCTTCATGGAACTGGTCCGAGATGTAAACATCTATACCTTGCCACAAGAAACTATACAAGTGCGCCAGATTTTCCGTAGAACATTTGGCGATGCAGCTGGTCCGTTTTCGTCAAACTTTGATCCTTTCTCTCAAGCTAGTGTTAACGTATATCTAATGAACTTCAACGTGGCCGGAGGTTTAGCCACATACGACTTCTACAGCCAGTATGTTGAACTGGCCGCACGTATGTTTGGTGGCTATATGAACTTTACCTGGAATCCGGTTACTAAGAAATTGCAGATTATTCGCGATCCAAAAGGCACTGGCGAAAACGTACTGCTTTGGACCTACAATCTCAAACCCGAATTCAACCTGCTGAGTGACTTTCAAATCAGCCAATGGATACGCGACTACATGGTGGCCAACTGTAAAATGATCATTGGCGAAGCCCGTGAGAAATTTGGCACCATTGCCGGCCCACAGGGCGGCGGAACCTTAAACGGTGCTGCCATGAAAACCGAAGCACAGGCACAGATGGACAAGCTACTGGATGATCTTAAAAACTACGTGGATGGATCACAGCCACTTAGCTGGGTAATCGGCTAATATAAAGATTGCATTTCAGTCAATGCTGTGTTATAATAACACATGGCACATTTAATGATCGATCTAGAAGGACTGGCTACTGGTCCGGATACCTGCATACTGACCATTGCGGCACAGACATTTGACCCGTTTGGATCGGGCCATTATGACCAACATTACTATGCTAGAGTCACCTTGGAAAGTCAAGAAACCCGTGCCATAGACGACAGCACAATCGCATGGTGGGCCACACAGCCAGCACATGCCAGAGAAGAAGCGTTTGGCGAACAAGATCGTATTCCATTGGATCAGGCCTTGGATGAACTGGGTCGGTTAATTTGGCATTCGACCCTGGTATGGAGTCAAGGTCCCACTTACGATATGAACATTCTAGAGCATGCTTACAAAAGCTATCACAAGCCATTGCCTTGGAAGTACTACCAAGTTCGCGACAGTCGCACAGTGTTTTCTTTGTGGCCTGACCTGCCTGTTCCGCCCACTACTCACCATGCACTAGAAGACTGCCGTAGACAGATCGGCATGTTGCAACAGACACTAAAGCATCTTGATGTCACTGTGCTGAAGTAGATCCCGGCCGTGACCAGTTTCCACTGCCTGTCCAGGGAAGTGCAAAAACAAAATCTTTTCCAAATTCTATTGGCGGATGGTCCTGCCCATCAATAAAGATTTCGTATTCAAAGTCTGCTGTCCACGCACCGTTGCTGTCAATCTTAAACTGATGCCTAGCTTTGTAGTAACTGTTCATTCTTGGCAAGTTAAACGCACCCATCTCCGGTGTGTCGTATACCGGGTCAAACTTTAAATCTAGTTCGTATGGACCCAGTGCTAACCACAGCACTCGCAACAGCGGCCATATTTCGTTAACAGTGGTGGCATTCAATAGATGATCATCTATTTTAATAATGTTAAAATCAAATTGTTCGTATGGTATGTCTGTAATGATATTTGCAGGATCGTAATTTAGTGTGTAGTGTTCGGGTTTTTCCAGCCCTGGGCGTTCATTCAGTGTTTCGTAGGTCACACTGCGATTCTTGACAAGATGATTGAGTATGACATTGACAGACTTGTAGCGCACCAAGCGTTGAAAAATAGTGTTGCTATAATCTTCGGAACGCCATTGATGTGTTAACTGGCCTTCTGAAATTCCAAACTTTGCTCGTTCATAGTTTAACGGTGTGTCCATACCGATTTGACAAGTGCCAAAACTACGGCCAAATATGTTGCAATTTCGTGTACGCCATAACAGAGTCTTGGTATCTGCAACGTCGTTGTAGCCTTCTCCCGGAAAGCCCACGAACCAGTTGGTGTGCGAACGCATTCCTACCGCAGTGAAGTCTTTGAGATTCTGTTCTATATCATTGCGATTGACATTTTTTTTCATAACATCTAACACATGTTGACTTCCAGACTCGACTCCAAAGCTCAACATGTTGCATCCGCTGCGTTTGAGATCTCGAATGTACTCAAGATCCATGCGTCCGTCACATCTGGCATAGCCCATCCAGCTTAGATGAATTTTTCTTTCAACCAGTCCGTGTGCGAATGCACGAAGTTCTTTCAAGTTACCGTTGACCAAGCTGTCAATGAACCAAACACTAGCAATGTTCAGTGTTTTATATTGATGTTCTAGTTCGTCTAGAATGTTGGTTGCTTGTCTACCGCGATATCTCCAAAAAGTTGTTTCACTGCAAAATTGACATTTTGCCACGCACCCACGACTCAATTCAGCACTGACACCATTCTGTTGATACAGCGATAAATCTAAATCGCTGTAGTCCGGGTACGGTAAGCTGTCGAGGTCGATGCGTACACTTTTGTCATGCACTAGAAATTTTTCAGTGACAGGAATATTGTTTTCAATTTTTTCCATCAAATCTAAAAATATTGCTTCGCCTTCGCCTACCACAATGTGATCTATTATGTCAGTGTTTTCAATTTTTTCTTG